TAAGTGTATTAAATGCAATGAAAAAGGTGAATTAACTTTTTCCCCCACCCCGATTAATGATTGGAGTTGTGGTTTTTGTGGTCAATGGCAACTAGGAGAAGAAAAATGATAATGGATAAAGAAATGGCGGATGAAATGATTGAAGATTGCGAAATAGTAAAAGAATACAAGCATAAGGGATGCTTGATAAAAATATTTACGCAAAAACCAAATGTCGAATATACGGATGAGTTATATGATGACGGGGATTGTGGGTATAGAGGAGATTATGGCTATCAAATCTTTACCCCGAGTGGAGAGTGTATTGCCCATGATGAAACAGATCAATGGGATGATGGTGCTGCTATGGACAATGCCGAGTGGGATGTCCAAGTTTTGTATATTGATGAATTAAAAAAGGAGAAGAATAATGGCCAGAGTAATAACTAATTTCGGCAACGAAAGATTCGAGGGAACTAGTGAAGAATTTAGAGAAGTGCTAAAAACTAAATTAGCTACCCCCGACCAAAAACTAAATTTCCAGATAGATAACCTATCTGAAAAAACCAAGGATAACTTAATCGAGTTATTCAAACCTAAATTTTAAAGGAGAAAAATGATGAATGAATATGAAGTAAAAGTAGAAGTAATTGAAACACATTATTTAATTATAAATGCAGACAATGAGGAAGATGCTGTAGAACAAGCTGAAAGCTATGGAGTTAATTCTTGGGATGCATTTCATACAAATGTAGAAGCGACTGTAGTCAAGGAGTAGAAGATGAAAACATTTAAAGTAATTACAAGCTGGACAGGTTATTCAGAAATAACTGTTCAAGCTGAAAATAAACAAGAAGCAGAAAATTTAGTTGCTAACGACGAATACGATACCGATAACGAAGTCTCAACAGGCAACGGACTAGGTTATGGTTATGAGAATGAAACAATTATTAAGGTTATAGATACCGAGGAGAACGAAGATGAATGAAGAAATAAAATTATTCTTAGCAAAAGGTTGTTGGGTCAATTATGTTCATCATTATTATTTTGAAGATACTTTGGGAGAAAACTTTGAGTATCTTAGTAATTCAGAAATAAAAGACAGGTTAGAGTTTTTTACTGATCATATAAATCAAGGTTTATCACTTAATAAAAAAGATTGGATTGATTATCTAATAGATCAAGGTTGGTCTAAAGATGAAGAAGATGTAAATGATACTTGGTTTAATTTAAAGGAGAATGAAAATGAATAGAGTAATTATAGAATTAGAATTTGATAATAAGCCGACTGATACAGATGTTTACAATTATCTGAATGAGTTAATGGATAACGATTGTTTGGGATATGAAATCAAGGAGAATGAAAATGAGTAATTTAGATGTTAGAAATTGCGAAGTATGTAAAACAAACTTTGATTGGAATGATGAGTTAGATGGTTGTTTAGATATAGAAGAAATACTTGACTGTTCAGATACTCAAATAAATAAATGGCAAGAACAAAATAAGAATATTGATTTACAAAGTTATTTTTGTTCTGAATGTGCAGATAAAACTATTCAAGCAATAGAGGAGAACGAAGATGTACGCTAAAAATGTAGCTAAAATGGATATTTTAATATCTGATGAACTTAATCAATGTATGGCGTGTGATTACACTTCATACAAATATGGAGAAGTTTACAGCAAGAATGGGGATGAAATTACCTCTTGGAATACAGAAGATCATGTTGTATGTCCTAGTTGTAAAAGTTTTGATTATTATATTTTAGAGGAGAATCAAGATGACACTTAACGATATTGATTATCAAAAACTAGAGTGTATTCATGTGGCTCTACAAGACTTGCAGAACAAATATTCAATTCCAGAAGATGACTCTGATCTTGATGATGCTTTTAAGTTTGTAGAGGATATTAGAGATAAATATTTAAAGGAGAACGAAGATGAATAGAGGTTGTTGCAACGAGTGTGGCTATAAAGCTGATTATATTATTGATAATAATAATTATGCAGATAATGGCTATGAAGATTTAAACCAAGTGCCAAAAGATAAAATGCTTTGTGGCGTATGTTATGAGGAAACCGAAGATGAGGACTAATCCTCGTCTTCTTCTTCGGCTGCTTTAGGGATAGGTCTAACTTGTTTCTTTTCTTTCTTTTTATCCCCGACTATTTCTTCCCCGACAATAACCCCGACTTCTTCAGCTCCCGACTTGTCCTCGATCTCAATTCCCGACTTATGCTCAATAGCCTGTTTCCCGAGTAAATCAGCCAGGCGTCTTTCAACTTCATCCCGACTCATTTGATCGACCTTGCCATGCAATACTTCCCGACGATCAACGATTAATCCCCCGACTTTCAAAAGCAAGTTCTGAGCGTTAATCGCCGCCGTAAAGTTTCCTTGCGCCCAGGCGTCATCTCTTAGCTTGTATAAATCTTCTACAGCTTTCTCATGTGTAAGTTCAAACTTCTTCTTGGCCTCTATCATCAGTCTTTCATATTCCCGACGTACGTGAGCATATTTTCCGTTATGCGTCATATACCGACTAACAACAATAGGATTCTTAAACCCTGCCTTCTTTGCAGCTTCCGTAAATGAAAGTGTGGGATCGTTGACTGCATTCCAGACTAACAAACGCTGTCGCTTGGTTAGATTCTTTTCATGCAAGTTGGCGTATTCAATAGGCATATCATCTACATCTTCAAGTGTAGGTTCAACCTTAACGCTTTTTCTTAGTCTCCTCTCTGGGTTTTTGCTCATCTGCTACCTTATAACTGATTAATCGTCCGTTAAAATACCTAACTAATTCTACTACATCTGGTCTTTCAAGCAACTCAATAACTTCTTTCGGTAAAACTTCCCGACATTTTTTTACTAATTTATACATATCTTCTCCTACTTTTGTCAGAGCTCTTGACAAAACTCTGACAAAACTATCAGTACCTCTCTAAGCCCTACTAATATAATAAATAATAATATATATGTTTATATATATATACCTTATTTATTAGTTTTGTCATACTTTTCTTTACCTACCCTTTTCTTTTACGATTATGAGGTAAATATGAGGGTTATTTTAAGGGTATCCTGACAAAATGACAAAACGCCTAAAGTGCATTCTTATCACGTTTTTAGCTGTCAGAGACTTCTGACACTCTGACAAAACTACGCCAAATATAGCCAAAATCGACCCAAAAGGGGGTACTTTTGTCAGAAAAACCTGACAAAACTATTCGGGGTCTTTTTCTTCTGTTAAGAACTCGGGGGTAAAGATAATTTCTTTTTCTAAACCAAACTCTGCGTTGAGGATATCGTCGATTTTTCTCACGCCTTCTTCGACCGATTGCGCGTAATTGAGAGTTTCGGTTACGCCGTAAGTAAAGATAAGTAAGGCGGTAAACTCTGCGTCAGCGCCTCTGGAGATAAAATCTTCAAAAAAAGTATCGAGTCTGCGTCTACCTTCCTCGATGGTGGGTGGGCCTTTTTCCATTTTGACTATCTTCATTCTTTCAGTTTAAAGGATAGTGTCGCAGCAATCAAACATACCTAATCTTTTCTTTGCGATCTTAATCATCTTTCATCTCCACCTTTAACTCTGCAAACATACCCATGTCTTTCTCTATTCTGTCTTTAGCTAACTCTATGTACTCAGCGTTAAGCTCCAACAAAACTGCATTTCTTTTGTGTTCTGCTGCAACAATACCTGTTGTTCCAGAACCACCGAATGGATCTAAAACTGTACCACCTTCAGGACAACCAGCTAATACACAAGGTTTAATCAAATCTTTTGGAAAGGTAGCAAAGTGTGCGCCTTTAAATGGCTTGGTAGTAATAGTCCAAACAGATCTTTTATTCTTTTTGGCAAGAGCTCCTATTTTTGATAGACCGCCCCTTGTATCCATACCAAACTCGCCTTTGCCTTTTTTAATGCTTTGAGGTGAATTTGGGCCTTGTGGATACTTAGCATCCTCTTTGATGGCTTCATTATCAAAATAATATTTAACATTTTTGCTTAATAAGAATATGTATTCATGCGCTTTAGTACAACGATCTTTGACACTTTCAGGCATTGGATTGGGCTTATGCCAAATAATATCTTGTCTTAAATACCAACCATCTTGTTGTAATGCAAAAGCTACACGCCAAGGTATGCCAATTAAATCTTTTGGCTTGATTCCTTTACTTGGTTTTGGTCTTGTCACTCCATAGTCTTTATCTCCTCGTAAAGATTGATTGGTTGTTGTAGTTCTTCCACCGCTTGAATATGAATCACCCAAATTAAGCCAAACTGTGCCATCATCACGCAAGACTCTTTTTATTTCTCTAAATACCTTAACAATATTTTCTGTAAATTCTTCTGGTGTATCTTCCATGCCTAGTTGATTGTCTTTTCTTACAGCTCCACATTTAGGACATTCTTTTTCGTAATAACCTTTGGTCTTTGTGCTTTCTCTTGATGGGCGGTTCTTATTAAACTCCTCATTTCCCATTTTTTTTGTTGCATTGGGATTTGCTACATGGTCGCAGTTTATATCTCCGCCATCCCATTCAGCAGTACCATAATCACGCAATCCCCAGTAAGGCGGGCTGGTTATACAGGTGTTAATAGATTGATCTTCAAGAGACTTCAAAGACTCTATGCAGTCTCCATGTAATATATTAATCATTTACAGCTCCATGTTATTTAAGATGTGCGTAATCACTTCGATTGTCCACCCGTTGCCAATCATTCCGCAACTCATTCCGTCAAATAAACTTAAAACTTTCATATTTTTTTCCTACAAGGTGAGATGTTCTCGTTGCAGAACTACATCTCAAAGTTCCTGGAGACAGGAATGAATAAACCCTGCCGCAACTGCACTTCTATTGTTTATACAAGCCGAATGAATTGCCTGTTCGCGATTAGTAATACGTACGCTAATACGTAGGCTCTTCTTGCGAGCTTACATATCCTTCCCAATAATCTTCTAATAAACTTGGCGTGTATAAAATATTTAGCTTTCGCATTTCTTTTACAAACTTTTCAAACGAATCGCAAGAAGCTGAAACACATTCAGCATCTTCTTGCATCCCTATTA